GTTATTCGAGTGCAATTTTGCATTCAATGTTAGCGCCCTGCGTTCTTTTCAAAGCCCCACTGTGATTTCTTTCCCGGTTCTAAAGATGAACCGGATCCCGTCCTCGGTGACGATGGCGTGGTCGATGAGAGCGCTCCACTGTGAGGGGTGAAACTCGCTCACCGGTTCCCCTGCCAGATCGTCTAGGGTTGTGGTGATGGCGGCGTGCTTGGCGGTGTTCGCTGCGATATCTGCTTCCAGGCTTGTTTTACGTGCGAGTGTCTTACGGTAGGTAGTATCGAGTTCGGTGTACTTGTTTTGGTAGGCGTCTTGGTCGAGCGCGCGTTGCTGGTTTTCCGCTATCAGCGCCTCGATCTGCTCGGTCAGCTCCACGATTTTCGTCTGGCACGCGGCGGCTTGTTCTTCCAAACGGCTCGTATCGAACATGTCCCCAAGCACCTGCGGCAGGCGACTTTGCCGTGGCTGGCGGGCGATCAGTTGGTTGAGCGCTTGGACGAAAGAATCCTTGATCTGCTCGTCTTTCACCGTCGCGCTGCTGCAGGGATGTTCGTCTGTGTATTTGTGGTTGCATTGCCAGACTGTGTACTTGTATTTCGTGTTCGACGCCCACGTCTTACGCCCATACCACGCCCCACACTGAGCACATTTCAGCCGGGTGGAGAATAAGCCGACTTTCGCTGACGATATGTTGCCATGCCTGGTGGCCAGTTCGTATTGCACCTGATCCCAGATACGCGGAGCAATAATCGGCTCATGATTACCCGACACATAGTATTGGGGCACTTCACCCTCGTTGACCTTCATCTTCTTAGTAAGGAAATCGGTGGTGAACGTCTTTTGAAGAAGGGCGTCACCTTTGTATTTCTCGTTCGACAAGATCGAGCGCACCGTCGATGTCGACCACACTTCTTTCCCACGCGGGGTGAGAATCTTGCGGGCAGCGAGCTCGGTTTTAATCTCACTGATCGCCATCCCATCAAGGAAAAGCTGGTAGATCAACCGCACGGTCGGAGCCTGCGTCTCGTCGATGACAAGGCTGCCGTCCTCGCCTTTCTTATATCCGAGTAGTGATGCGTAGGGCACCATAATCTTCCCATCGGCAAAACGTTTCCTATGTCCCCAGGTGACGTTCTCAGAGATGGAGCGGGATTCTTCTTGCGCCAGGCTCGACATGATCGTGATGAGTAATTCGCCTTTGGCGTCGAAGGTGTAAATATTTTCCTTCTGAAAATAGACCTCGACGCCTGCATCCTTGAGCTTGCGCACGGTAGTGAGCGAGTCGACGGTGTTGCGCGCGAATCGGGAGACGGACTTGGTGAGGATGAGGTCGATATTGCCTGTCAGGGCGTCATCGATCATGGTTTGGAAACCTTCGCGACGTTTCATGGAGGTGCCAGAAATACCTTCATCGCAGTACATGCCCGCGAACTGCCAATCATTACGTGAGCGAATATAGGTGGTGTAGTAGTCGATTTGCGCCTCATACGAGGAGGTTTGTTCTTCCATCTCGGTAGAGACGCGAGCGTAGGCGGCGACCCGTCTGCGTGCCGGTACGCCAGATGAGGCTGCGGCAGATCGAAGCTTCTTTGTTGCGGGTATCGCTGTGACGGTGCGGTTCATGCCAACCTCCCCTCACTGGTTAACCCCACCGGCGTCATGGTTCCATCCGCGAGGTGGAAGGTGAGCTGGTGCTCGAAGGCCTCAATCATCACGACCTGCTCGCCAACCGACACAGGGTCGAAACCCTGGGTGCCGAGCATGTCTGCGCAGACTTGTTCGAGGAGTGTTTCGCGCAGGTTGTGCCCGCCGCAAGGGTTTCCGTTCCCGGTGCAGGCACTCCAGCAGCGCCAGAACTTGTACGAGGTTCCAGACTTGTAGGTGCGGGTTTTGCGTTGATAGTTCTTCCCACACACCGCGCAGCAGATCCGCCCGGTGAATACGCCCGTGTTCTTTGACGGGGTCGCCGCCGGCCCCACCTCACGCCTGTACGCGATTTCTGCCTGCACCGCATCAAACATCGCCTCATCAATGATCGCTGGAAGGGCTTGCTCGACCCAATATCGCGGCAGCTCCCCGTCGTTGAAGGAGCGTGTGGGTGCTTGGATCGTGGGGCGGTACATTTTCTGCAGCATTTGGCAGCCCTTGTAGCGCTCGTTTTCGAGCATGCGACGAAACACGGACCCGTAGAACCGTCCCCCTCCCCGAGAGCGTTTACCTTGCTCATTGAGCATCGTCGCGGTTTTCTCCGGGCTGATCCCATCGAGATAATTGGCAAACAGTAAGCGCACAATCTTGGCTTCTTCGTCGATGATCGTGAACTCACCGTCTGTCCAATGGTATCCGTAGACAACGAAGGAGTTCGTGCCCCCGCTCTTGTACCGGTTGCGGATCGCCCATTTCACGTTCTGGGATAGCGAGCGTGATTCTTCTTGAGCAAAAGACGCCAACAAAGTCAGCAACAGTTCCCCGTCAGCGCTAAGGGTGTCGATGCGTTCGCGTTCGAATCGCACTGCAACGCCCAGGTCTTTGAGCTCACGGACCGTAGCGAGCAGATCGACAGTGTTGCGGGCCAGGCGTGAGATCGATTTACACAACACAATATCGACACCCCCACTCCTGGCTCCTTTCAACAGGTCGGCCAGACCTTGCCGGGATTTCGTTGACGTACCAGTAATACCCTCATCGGTAAACACGCCCGCATAGGCCCATCCGGGTGTGGACTGGATCAGGCGCGAATAATACGAAACCTGCGCCGACAATGACGCTAACTGCTCCGCACCGTTGGTCGAGACCCTCGCGTATGCCGCCACGTTGACCAGTTTCGGGACAGGCGGCCGAACCGGTGTCACCACACTTATGTGTGCCACGTTTTCTCCTTTCGCGTTAGGTCTATACACGCTCTAAAACAGGTGTTTATCCAGTCGTTTCGCCCACTATTGATGGTTGATAGATCGGCGTCCACGCCTCCCATAACAACCGGTGAGCACGCTGATACTCTGCGGGTGTGAGCACACCCCGCCCCGCCAGCACGCTCAACGTGTGAGAGTCCGTAATGAAGCCGAGTTCTCGGGCGAACATCTCAGGCTGTGTCATCTGATCAACCGGAGTGGCGAGCGTGTTCATGGTCGTCCGCCCCGCGTGCCGAAGCGAGCACGCACATAGCAGGCGTGACAGCAAAACTTTTGACCTGGCTTGTCCACGATCACGAAGCGGCGTCCGCAGTGCGTACAGGTCTGCTCGCGCACAGGCTCGGTTTTCTGTCGATGCCGCCACGCTTTATGCCTGCAGGCGGGCGAGCAAAACCGAGCCCGAGCCCCTCCCTGTATAGGGCTGGCACACCACTGGCACACGCGCTCGACCATCACCGGAGCGGCGTCAAGGTTTCGGCTGGTGCAGTACGAGCGGACCTGGTCACGAGTCAGGGCGCAAAACTCGGCAATCGCTTTATACCCCCAGCCCGCCGTGCGCAGGTTGCGGATACGTTGTTCATCAAGCTCATTCACAGTGGGGTCACTCCCTTCATCCCACTGCCGACAAACCCCCGATTGTTAAATCCGTCCATGAAACGACGAAAAGCCCCGCCACCACCGGCTCCCCGAGGATTGGGAAGTCGCAGTGGTGACGGGGCTCAGTCGCTCCGACGTGGCGTGGGTGTTTAGTAGCCGAGCTTGGCGTTGACTCGTGCCTGGACGGCGCTGTAGAGGTTCCCAAGGCGGCGCTTACGCTCCTCGCCATTGCCGTACTCGCCACGGATCACGGCGTCAGCCAATGCGTCGATGTTGGGTCCTGCTGGCTTCGGGGCGGATGCGTTGCCGGAAAGCTTCTCATTGACTCGCTGCTGGACAGCCGCATAGTTGGTTCCGAGACGTCGCTTGCGCTCGTCGCCATTGCCGTAGTCCCCACGGATCACCGCGTCGGCCAGCGCGTCAATGTTGACCGACGGCGCGGGCGTGGGTGCGGACGGCTTGGGGGCAGAGCCTGCGAGTTTTTCGTTCACCCGCTTCTGCACAGCCGCATAGTTCGATCCGAGGCGGCGCTTGCGTTCCGCACCGTTTCCGTAGTCGCCACGGATCACAGCGTCGGCGAGCGCGTCGATGTTCGGCGGCGTGGACGGTGCGGGCTTAGAGGCAGGTGCTGGCGTAGCGGATACTTTGCTGGAGGTCATTTGGTCGTACCAGTAGATGGCTCTGGCCATGTAGGTTGCGTGTTGGGATCCGGCTATGGAGGCGGGGCATTCGGTTGCGGAAAAGTCGCAGTGTCCGAACACATTTTTGCCCCAGGTGGGTCGGCCGAGCTCGTAGTAGTGACACAGGGCGGCGACCAGGTGTGCCCCGTTTTCTAGGCAGGCATCGGAAATACGGTAGGGGCGGATGGATGCGTCTGCGTGTTCGATTCCAATCGAGGTGGTGTTGGCTACCCAATTTCCCGCGTGCCAGGCAGTGTCCCGGTCCCAGACGAGTTGGCCGATGCGGCCACTGGTTTCTACTTGGTAGTGCGCGGAGGCAGGTCGGGTTTGCCATACGTCGTAGCAGCCCCTGATGGTGAGGTTGCCTGCGTTGTGGTGGATGATGACTTTATCGATCCGCCTGCCGTTGCGGCCGGGTGTGTAGTGTGTGTTCATGATGAGGTCGATGTCGGCCTCGAGCGCGAGCCAATTCTTCATGACTGGTTCTCCTTTGTGTTTTCAGTGGTTGGTGGTTCGGTCAGTGAGGGTCTTGTTTCGGCGCGGTTGGCGATCGCATCGAGCGCCCCACGCATTTGGGGTGGGACGGGTAGGCCGAGGCGGGTGGCGTTCTCTACGAGGGAGATTCCTTCGTTGGACAGGTAGAAGAAAATGACCGCCGCGCGTAGGACTCCGGGTGCGCCGAGGATGTGGACGTCGATGAGGTGGGCCAGGCCGACGAGGGTGAAGATGAGGATTTTGCGGCTGATACCCCTAAAACCGACGGATGAGCTGAGGCGGCGCTCGTTGATGGCGGTCAGCACCCCGGTGATGTAGTCGGCGATAGCGAAGACAATCAACGCGTAAACCAAACCGTCTAAGCCTCCGAGGTAGGCGGCGAGCCACGCACCTGCTCCGGCGATGCCGGTTTGGATGGTGTGCCAGATGGCGTTTAGAGACATGGGTGTTTCCTTTCGTGGGCATAAAAATTGCCCACACCCACCAGGGGGTGAAGGCATCTAAAAATCGGTGTAGCACTGGGCTACATGGTCGGATCGGTGAGCACTTCCAGAATTGGCAGGCTCAAGTCGAAGGACGCCGCCTTGGGCGCTGGGAGTTCTTGGGCTTCGATGGTCTCTGCTGGTGGTGCGGGCGTGGCATCGGATTCGACCGGGACGATGGGTAGCTGTACTTCTTCGCTAGGCGTTGACTCATCATCTGAAACGTCGGTCATTTCCGTGTCCTTTTCTTCCTTGGCCTTCATTGGCCACCCTTGGTGATGGCGTCGTAGAGGACGTCGTAGGCTTCGGCCGCTTCGCCAGACAGTTCACCCTCATAGCCATCAAGAAGTGCTTTCACGTCCTTGTCGTGGCCGTCGTAGGTTGGGCCAGAGACTTCCGCAACAGATGCCAGTAGTGCTTGGCGTGCGTCGAGGAATTCACTGGCCTTGTCGGGGTCGGCGAGGACGAACGTGCCGTCGTCTGCGAACACTGGGCGACCCTGATCGTCAAGTGTTGCGAATTGGGTGACGAGGTCGTATTCATCTTCCCCGAATCGCGCGATCGCCTCCTTCACCAACGTCAGGAGTTTCGAGCGAGCACGGGACTGAGCGGCCTTGAGCGGCATATTGGTTAGTAGGTCTGCGATGGGTTGCAAATGGTGATTGGCGATCATGATCTTCATCAGTGTTTCCTTTTACTTATGCGAGGTTGGTGGACATGGCCGACAGGCCAGTGTTGGAGAAGTACCGCCACGTGATGTTCGACCCAGACCCGGAGATGGATGTGATCCACCCCTGATTGAGTAAGCTCAGGATTGCGTTCATCCGCGACATCAAATCCTTGGTGCGGTCGAACAGGCGGGTCATGTTGTAATACGAGCCGTTAGTGACCACCATCAGGTCGTAGGTGTGGAAGACGATCTTCGACAGCCCGCTTTGTCCCACCCAGCCCGAATAGGTTCCCTTGCCCGTCAGCGTGCAGTCTTGCAAGGTCACGTAGCGAGAGCCGGTCGTGTAGAACTTGTAACCACCAGTACGCAGGTCACTCCCAAGATGGATACCGGCTTTGCCGTAAAACAATCCCTTCGGATCCAACGTCAAACACGTGTAGTAGGTGCCGCCGTCTGCCTTCTGGTAGGTCCAGGCGACGTAGTCGCCTTTGTAAGCGAGCTGGTTGACGATGCCTTGCACATTCGGCTTGTCCTTATGGGCACGCCGCGCGAACTCACCGATATACCTAGTGCCGTACCAAAACTGCATACCAGCGCTCGTAATCGTTCCTTCCAACGTCGAGCCGTTATACCAAGCGATCTGATACGGGGTGATGCGGATCGATTGCGTCCAGCCAGCTAAGCCTACTTGGATGGCGTTGGTGGCGAGCTTGTCGGCCGAAATCGAGCGCGCCCCAATCCGAGCCGCCGACAACGTCCCGGTGGTGATCTTCCCAGCATCCAGCGCAGCGATTTTCGCGCTCGTGACCGCAGCGTCTTTAATCATCGCAGTCGTGATGTATCCGTTGGCGATGGTCAGCTTGTCAGACGTGATCGAGCCGGCAGCAATCCGTCCAGCAGCCAAATAGCCTGAGGTGATCTTCGAGGCCGAGAGCGACCCGATTTTCGCGTCGGTGATCGCGGCGTCTGCGATGTGTGCGGTGCCGATGGCGGCGTCTGCGATGTGTGCTTGGCTGATCGCTTTCGACCCGATCATCGCCGCACCCACCGGTGTTTGTTCCCATTCGTTGTTGGTGAGGAGATATTGGCGGGCGATCACGCCGTCTACGCGCACTTGCCATAGCGCACCCTCCGGTCGGCCAGCCGCGTCCGCCACAGTCGGATCGAGGCTCGCAACCGTGAGCCGCCCATCCGAGGTAACCGCAACGTCGTGGGCATCCTGCGCCAACTGGGTAGCGCCAGCGGCAGCAGACTTGGTCTGGTCGATCTCCACCTGCGCCGAAGCCATCTGAGTGGCCACATTATCGGCGGCGGTTTGTGCGTCTTGTGCGGCGGCGAGGGCTTGGTCGACCTCTGCGCGGGCGGCGTCGAGTTCGGCCTGCACCTGGGCATGGTTCAGGTCAGTAGCGAGTGCCACCCAGCCGGGCTGCCCGGTGTCGGTGAGCCGGTAGATCCAGATTTCGGTGGTTTCGCCGTTTTGTCGGAACCACGTGTCACCCAGCCTGGCATTGGCGGGCTGGATCCTGCCGTAGTGGTTGGTGTTCTTCCCATCCGCACTAGCCAACGCGAACCCGGCCGCATCCGACGCAGCCACCGCCGTATTGATGGCGGTCTTGACTTGCCGGGTGACAGACGTGAACTTCCGAGCTACGGTTCCAAGTTCGACCGAGATGTACTGGAGCGTGAGCGGGTTGTACTCGTAGGCCACCACCCGCGCCGTGAGCGCAATCCCAAGATCGGTGTGGCGGACGGTCACGGTGTCACCAATTTCGACGGTTTCTAGCCGTGCGAGGTCTGCGTATTCACGGGTTTGTGAAAGGTCAGTGAAGCGGATCTTGTACGAAGCGGACGGCTCATCCACATGCTTGGCGCTGAATTCTGCCGCCGCTAGACGTCGCAACTGCGCGTGGGCTTGGTCGAGCGGAAGCTCACCTTCACGTGGGTTGTCTTTATCAGTAATGGCTTTGACTTGTCCGTAGCGGATGACGCGGATACGCGGCACCACATAATCGCCCAATTTCGGGCTATCCACATAGAGTTCAGGCAAGAGTAGGCCGTCGTAGCCGACCGGGAGAATCCGTGTCACCACCGTCGAAAAATCGATAGCCGATTCGAAGCCAGTGAGGTTCTTGCGGTCACGGATGACCACCCCGTGGTTGGCTCCACGCATGAGCGCGTGATGGATATGGAAATTATCGCGTACCAGTTCACCGCCCCAACGCGCAGCGAACGTGTTGTCCTCGCCCGCATCCATCAGAGCTTGGGCGATGGGCATGCGCACCAACCGCGCCGAAGACCTAGTCACCGTATCCGATGAGGTAGCAGTAAACCCGTGCTTAGTGTTTGCCGCGCCAAGGATTTGAGTGAGTGCGCCTTTCGCGGTTTTGTTGACCACGTAGGTGTCGGCGATGAGGTTCGCCGCCAGATCATAGAAGACATGAAACGCCGTTACTTCCAGCAAACCTTCGATCGTGGTGACGACCTCGCTAATCCGGAAACCCTGACGTTGCTCCAGCCCTGGCACGGGCGCTGCCACAATGTTCTCAAGTACGAGGTGCTGGGCTGCAGGTCCATCTGCTGGGTAGGTGAAGGTCAGGGAGAATTCGCCACCTAGTTCTTCAGTCACGATCGGGTTGATGATCTCCCGATCCAAGACTCCTAGCCCGGTGGTGGTGAATGTCGTGGCGGTGCGGTCGTGAACCGTAATCATGAGAGGCCTTCCAAAGACAACAGTGGCCACCCCACGAAGGGATGGCCATCGGAACTTGCGTGAGTTGGGTGTTAGGGGTTGCGCCAGTTCGGCGTGATCACGATCTTCGAGATACCAGCGCCGAGCGTGATCCGATTGACCCCAGGCTTCAATACTGGGAATGCTTCACTGAGCGCATCGGTCTGGACTTTCCCGTGGGCGTGTGCGACGAGGCGTTCGCTGTCGAGTGTGACGGAGCCTGCTGGCGAATTCACCTGATGTACCGTTTTGTTCACCGTCAACGAGAGCATGCCCGTGCCTGTAACAGTGATGATCGGATCCGCATCAAGAAGTCCTGGGTTGGTGATCGTCCCCGACTCCGACATTATTACCGGCTTCAAACCATCGGTCAGGTAAGTGAAGGGTTGGCAGGTCAGGCGTGCGGTGAAGAACCCCCACCCCGACAGCTCCCGGCGCAATTCCGAGACTTCGCAGTGCTTGACCTTCCGATACACACCAGGCTCACCCGAAAACGCGATCGTGGACGCGTCCGTGAGGTGGTGAGCAGCCTGCCGATACTGGTTGAGCCCGTCACGGATAGGCACCGCGAGTTCAAGCTCGAGTTCGGTGTCCTCCCAGCCTATAAACCTGGTCAGGGTTCCGGCGCGGCCTTCGATCTCGATATCGTTCACCGCACGGACGGCGGCGGGTATCGCCACCGGGGCGGTCAAGCGCAGACCAAGCGACGTAGAGGTCACCCTGTCGTTCAAGGTGAACCCATACATTAGTAGCCTCCTGCCATCACGGTCTGCCGCCGATCAAGGCGTGCGAGTTGTTTGTCAAGGGCGGGTGCGAGTTTGCCCACCAGCGTCCCATCCGACAACGTCACCGAAATATCCAAAGACCCGAGGATCCGCTTCGCTGTCGCGTCGACGATGCTCGCGACATCCACACGCTCACTATCAGCACCGCCACTCGTATCGCGATTGATAGCTATGGGTTGTGGGGTGAGGTCAACGTTCGGTACTTGCAGGTCTGCAACCGCCTCGATCGGCACATGAAGCCCGTCTTCAAGGTCGGCAAAGGCGTCCATCGTGTCCCTAGCTAAACCAGTGGCAGCGGTGACAGCTTTGTTGCCGTCCGTGCGGATGGATCCTGCGAGGCCTTCGACAAGCATCCGTCCTGCCCACGCCATCTTGCGTGACGGTGAGTGGATGCCGAAGAAACCGGTGATGGAGTCCCAAATCCCGCTTGCCCAGTTCGAGACCGAATCCCATAGCCACCCCGCTAAGGATTGGATACCGTTCCACAGGCCGTAGACGAGGTTCTTGCCCGCCTCCGCCATCTGCCACACGCCCTGGCCAACGGCCGAGACGATGCCGATAACGATTTGCGGGATTGCGGCGACGATCGTGGAAATAATCTGCGGCAGATTCCGCACCAACGCGGTGAGTAACTGGATTCCTGCTTGGACGAGTTGCGGGATCGCCCCACCAATCGCCGACACAATCGAGGCGATAATCTGCGGCAACGCGGCCACAATCGTTGTAATGATTTGCGGCAAGGCACCAATCAACGCCGTCAGTAGCTGGATCCCTGCGTCGATGAGTTGCGGGATCGCGCCGACCACGCCGCCCACGATCGCGGTAATAATCTGCGGGAGTGCTGCGACGATTGCTGTGATGATCTGCGGTAGCGCGCCGATCAACGCGGTGAGCAGCTGGATTCCTGCTTCGATGATTTGCGGGATCGCTCCGACAAGGAAGGTCACGATGCTGGTGATGATTTGTGGCAGGGCTTCGATGATGACGGGGATGGCTGCTATGAGACCTTCGGCGAGTCCGGTGATGAGCTGCAACGCTGCATCAAGAAGCAATGGCAGGTTATCGACGAGCCCTTGGACGAGGGCGACGAGCATTTCCACCGCCGCAGGAACCAGTTCCGGTAGTGCTTCGCCAATCCCAGAGACGAGGGTTGCGATGATCTGAATCGCCGCCTCCAACAGGGACGGCAGTGCTTCGATGATTGCCTCGACCAGAGCGATGATCAGCGTCACGGCTGTTTCTGCTACTTGTGGCAACACCTTGATAATGCCTTCAAGGAGCGCGGTCAAAATGCTCATGCCGGTCTCGACCACCATCGGTAGCTGCTCGGCAATAAATGCGAGGGCTTCCTGTAAGACTTGGCCGAGGGTGTCGATGAGTGCGGGTGTTCCGCCTTCTTCGAACGCTGCGGTTAGTTCGTCGATCCAGCCGTTGACCATCGGCAGCACCGAATCAGCCAACGCCTCAGAGACTCCGCCTGCGAGGAGGCCTTTGAGGTTCTCCACCCCATCCTGCATTGTCGCCAACTGGCCGCTAAAGGTCTTGGATTGGGCGTCCATAGCCCCATAGAAGCGGCCGCCTTCAGCAGTAGCACTGGCGAATGCGTCAGCGACCATGTCAGCCGAGATAGCGCCCTTGGCCATATCCTCTTTCAGCTCACCAATGCTTTTGCCGGTCTTGCGGGAGATTTCTTCGAGGGGGTTGAATCCGGCGTTGATCATCTGCAGCAAGTCCTGGCCCGTGAGTTTGCCGGTCGAGGACATTTGGGCGAAGGCAAGTGTCAGCGATTCCATCTTCACCGCATCGCCTTGGGAGATGTCGCCGATTTCGTTGAGGTGCTTTTTCGCATCCTCAAGGCTCATTCCGAAGCTCAGGAGGGTTTGCATGTTGCCCGCGAGGTCCTCCATCCCAAACGGGGTCTTTGCCGCCTCAACCTTCAGGTCATTGACCAGTTTCTGAGCCTTGGCTTGATCACCCAGCATCGTGGTAAACGAGGTGGTGTATTGCTCCATGCGGGCGTTGTATTCCACGCCTTCTTTGAGGGCTCCGGCCATGCCGCGCCCAATACTGGCGATCGCATGCCCGATACCTTTGACGCCGGCGATGATGGCTTCGGCGGCGAGGTTGGCTTTGAGCACGTCGCCGAAAATGCGGGTCTTGGAGCTGGTGGTGTCCATCTCGTCCCCGAGATCATCCACCGCGCCCTCAAGACGTCCTGCGTCCTTTGCCGCGCCCTTGGCATCGTCACCGGCGCCGTCTGCCTCGTTCCCGAAATCCGACAGGGCGTCGTTGTTGGCTTTGAGTTCGCTCTCGTGCCGGTTGAGTTCAGCGCCTGCGTTGTTGAGCTGGATCTGCCAATTCTTTGTACGGCTATCGTTCTCCCCAAACGAGGAAGCGCTGTTTTCGAGTGCGGCGCGCAGGGTCTCAATCTTCGACTTTTGAGCCTCGATTTCTTTGCCCAGCACTTGGTTACGGGCCGTGAGTGCTTCGGCGGACTTGTCGTTCTTATCAAACGAGGAGGCTACGAGCTTCATCTCGCTGCCGAGCACCCTCATCTCACGGTTGATATCCGTGATCGCCCGCTTGAACTCACGCTCACCCTCAAGCCCAATCTTCAAACCAAACGAACTGTCAGCCATAGGTCTGTATTCCTTCGCGTTGCTGGGGGTTAAAATTGGCTAGAGGATGAGGAGGAATCGTGTGGGCCAATGTTGTAACTAATCGCCGGTGGGTATGGCTGTTGTTTGCTTTACTCGTCATCGGTACGGTCGTTTTCGCTGTTTTGTGGATGAGCGGTGTCGTGCATCCCGTCACGGGCGTCGCTAATGCAGCAGGTTTCGCAATATGTGCGATCGGGCTTGCAGCGTGGCACCTTGCCACTCGTGGTTTGCAGCGATGAGCACTCCGGTGCTTTTCCTCCATGGACTCGGTGAGACTCCGCAAGCCTGGAATGGCGTCATCAACGAGTTCGAGAGCATTGACGCGCTCACGCCCACTGTTTTCGATCAGCCATCAGGAACGCCATGGTCGTTACATGAGCGCACGGACGAACTCGCCGCATCACTGAATGATCCAGTCTACGTGGTTGGGCTATCTCTTGGCGCGGTGATGGGTCTTGATCTGGCAATTCGGCACCCGCACATGGTTCGGTCGCTGTTTCTTTCAGCTCCGCAGGCGCGCCCTCCTAAAGCATTGATGCGCATTCAAAGCGTTCTCATGCGAGTCTTGCCTGAGCGTCTCGTGTGCCCACCACAGATTTCCAAGCAACAGTTGCTGGAAATCCTGCGTCAAATATCAGCCATTGATTTCGAGCCAGAGCTTGGAAATATCACGGTTCCAACGACGATTGCGTGCGGCTCGAAAGACCGCGCGAATCTTCCTGCCGCCCGCACCATCAGCCAACAGATCCCACATGCCCGCCTCATCGTTGTGCCAGACGCGGGTCATCAAAGGCATCAATCAATGCCCACAGAATTCGCTCACGAACTAAAAGCCCACTGGGGCAGTATCTAAATCCCGGCAGGAATCACGTCGTCGATGAACCATTGACGCAACGGCTGGGCGCGCCCGGTTTCGAGTCGCCAGCAGTCCACGAGGTCGAGGAGTTCACCAAACACGGTTAAGCCCACCTCCACCCGCGATAGGTGGAGGTGGGTCATTCCGATATAGGTCAGCCGCGTGAACACGGCATTGTCGTTTTCGACTATGCGTCCGCTGGTGGTGCTTTTGGGGCTGGCTCGGTGAGGATTTCTCGGCGTGTGCCGCGTTGGAGGGCTTCGGCGATCGCGCCGCGATAGTCCGTCAGATCAGCGGGAACGGTAAGTAGTTCGACCTCGTCCTCGGTCAACTCTGGGCGTTTGTCGTCTGGGTGGCGGTGGTTGTGGATTTGGACTGATTGGTTGGCCAGCAGTGTGATCAGCCAGATCACCTCACCGAGGGTTTTGCCCAGGTTGTCGGAGGTTTCGAGGGCGTTGCCCAGGTGTTCGAGTCCGCCGTAACGCTCGGCGATCAGACGCGTGGCTTTCGTTGTCAGGACGAGCTCGTAGTCCTCCCCGCCGATGGTGACGGTGGCGGAGCGCCCTGGTTCCACAACAGATTCAGTGTTCTTCTTGGTAGTCATCGCTTGGCACTCCTTAACTCGTTAGCTTGTGGCAGGTTCGTAGACCTGGGCGTACCAGTTCGTGATCGTCTCGGGCTTAACCCCAGTGCCGCCTTCGGTGACTTCGGCCTTCCACGGATGACGACCCTTAGCGTCTGGCTTGTTACGACGCAGAATCGTGCCCTCAATCGAAGGCGTCGAGAACGTGATGGAGTCGGCTTTGGTGGCGAGGGTTTCTGTTGGCAGGGCGAACTTGACGCGGTAGAGCCAGAAATACTGGTACTTGCCGTTGGAGCGTGCGGCGCGGAAGCCAATCGCAACTGGAGCACCGCCGTCCTCGGAGGCGGAGATGAGCACCCCGTTTGCATCCACGGTCGCACCCGTCAGTGCGGCGGCGGCTTCACCGCCAAGATCATCAATGCCGAGGGTGAGGGTTCCGGATTTGAATTCCTTGACGATCTCGGATGGGCCGTCATCGGCATACAGGATTGCTTCGGCCACTTCGACGGAGAGTTCGGCGCTGATGGCTTTGGCTAGGGGTTTGGGCTTGGTGTAGGTTTCCTCGCCCGTGTCGGGGTTTTCGGTGATGGTGGCGTAGTAGAGCTTGTCTAAACCAATAGTCGCCATGAGTAATGCTCCTTCATGTGTAGGTGTGGTGGGTTGCGACGTCTATCGCGTAATGGTGGAATCCAGTGTCAGCTTCGAAGCCGACATAGCTGCGCCCGGTGATTGTTAGACCGGCGTCGAGCAGGGCGCGGGTGATGCGGTTGCGAAGGTTGAGGTAGTTGCCGGTGATGAAGAGTGCGAGGCGAACTTCTTCGATCTCAACGCTGGGTTGGTTATCTGCGAACACGTCCAACACGTCCGTCAGTGGGGTTGCCACCAGATACGTTTCTGGCGCGGTCGTGGCTGTGTAGAGGCCGACTTCGAACGGCAAACCGAGCTTGTCGGCGATCATCGTGAGTTGTTCCAATAATGCGGTCATGGTTTGACCTGCTTAATCCGCGCCGTCAACGCCGCCTTCATGGCCTCGATCGCACCCCTGCGGGTTTGCGACCGTGTGGGTGCAAGGAACGGGCGTGCAGGCTGATTGCTGCGGCCGTGTTCGAGGACGCTGGCGATCAACGCATTCGCTCTGCCGTCGCGGCGGTTCTCAGCAAAGCCGACCTTAATGTTGTGATCACCTTTGTTGTTTACTTTCACCGAGGTCGTACCAAGCGCTGCCAGTAGTTGTCCTGTTGACCGCGAGGGATTCTTGGTGGCGCGTCCGATCGCACTCGTGAGGTTGGCTCGCATACGCGGCTCGACCACGGCGGCTCCCGCCTCAAGCACCTCATCAGCAGAGGTTTCGAGCACGCGGCTGGCAGCATCGAGAGAATCAATGAACGCGTTGGGAAGGCGAATCTGGACTCTAGCCATGGACCTCTCCTTCGGGCGTGGTCTGATGGGCGAGGATTTCCACGTAACGTCCGATCACTTCGACTGCGTCGATCACATACCTGCCCTCGGGTCCGCTGATCTCCATATCCGTAGTTACGGATAGTCCGGGGATGGCGCGAATGCGGAAGAGAACGTCGGCTTTCGTATAGGCGGCGCGATTCACCCACGCTCCGCTGGCGTGCCGAACCTCGATCTGCGCCCGTATGGTCGCTTTGATCTCGTAGCGTGTGGTGGTGAACCCCGCCTTATCCCGAACAACCGTCGGCTGGATGAGGTCGATCGTGGTGCGCATGGATCCCAAAGAAGCCATGAGTTGTTCTCCTTAGACTTTCCAATCCCGGTCCAGACGCAGCAGGTTGTTGACGGCGTTCCATACCGCTTTAGCGGCATCCGGTTTATCTGCCCAGAAACCTGCCGTGGAACCATCACGAGACTCATAGAAATGGGAGGCGAGCATGACAATGCCTTGCCTGGTTGCTCCAGACATGTCGTGTGTTTCGTAGTGGTTTTCGGGCAGGTGTTGGAAGGAGCAGGCGTAGGAGGTGGCCGCATTGATCAGCGCGCCGATCAATTGATCGTCATCGTTGAAGGTGATGAGCAGGTTCGCTTTCACCTGCGCAACCAAATCAACCGTGGTCATTGCGGCCACCTCCTCTCCATGTGCGGGGTTTGTTATGCTCCGGCCTTCTGGGTCAATAGCTTCACGGCTTCGGGCAGGACGAGCTTGCCGTCCAGACGCTGGGATGCCAGGAACCCGACCTGTCCGGTGGTGGCGAACAGTTCGTTGAGCCGCTTGAAGGAGCGGCCCTGTCGGTCGGCGATCCAGTAATACGACAAGTCACCGAAAGCCACCGTCGAGGCACCAGCCTTGATTTCAGGCACGAAGGTGGATGTGTGGACGGGGCGGCCGAGGACAAGGTCTGGGGTTCCTGCGGTCAGGGCTGGCTGCCACAGATACTGGTCGTTGCCGTCCTTGAGCTTGCGCACGGTTTTCACGGTGGAATCGTTCATCAGCCACACCGCGTTCTTCCGATACGGGGCCCGTAGGGCGTAGTGCAGGTCGATAAGCTCATCAGCCGTAATGTCCGTCGCCTTACCCGTGGTCACCGCCTTCTCACCACCACCAGTGGCTGCGAAAATGCCGGTGGGCTTGTTCTTACCGTCTCCGGTGAGGAAGGCTTCTTCTTCGGCAGCGCCGATACGGCGAGCAAACTCAGCTGCTAGGTACTGCTCGACATTAAACGCCGAATCATTCAAGAGTTCCTCTGAAATTTTGAGGAAGGTGCCGAGCTTAAATGCCGAGAGGGTGACTTGGGTGAAGGATTCGTCCGACTCGGTGTATGGCTTGCCTTCATCGAGCCACCCGGCAGTGCCATGCGTGGAGACGACTGGGATTTTACGATCCCCACTGGTGGTTTGAATGACCTTCGCCAAGGAGCGCATGATGTTCTGGTCTTCAAGTGATGAGATCAGCGTGCGTTCGAATTCGTCTGGGACGAGGTAGCCGCCCTCGGTATCGACGCCTTCGGACAGTGCGTTGCGTACTTCCATAGGAGAGATGTTCAGTCGCATCGCATCCCAGAAGGCTCGTTTGTAGGAGGCTGAAGCGCGTGGGGTCGTGGGCTTGACCTCGTCATTGTCAGGGTTCATGCCTGGCATTGAGGTCAGCGGTGTGTTGGTTGCCTTGGCGAGGTCGGCGTCGCGGCGCAGGGCTCGTTCGGAGCGTGCGATCTCGTTGGTGAGTCGATCGATTTCGGCTTCCATCTTCGCGTAAGCCTGATCATCTTCAGCCGACAAGCAGCCCGATGTAGCATCGCGGCGCTCATCGAGGAAGACCTTCGCGCGCTCCCATACGTCGGCGCGCTTGGTACGAAGATCAGAAACGGTCATAGGGGTTGTCATAAGTGTTGGTCCTTTCAGTGGGGTTGGTTAGCTAGTTCGGCGTACAAATCACAAACCCGCCGACCAACAGGCACGGCGGGTTGAATGGTTGGGCGTGGTGGTCGCACCGGGTTCGGTGGTGATGTGGCGGTCAGATGTGCGACAAGCTTTTGTTCGGAGGCGCGGCGGGAAAACACCGTGCCTTGTCCCACGTTCTTGGGTGGGAACGGCAGGCGCTTCGGCTCCTCGTCCACGTCAGACTCTTCGGGTTCCTCTGGGGAGTCGACCTCGTCCTCATCGTCATCCGGGTCGTCGGGCTTCTCAAGCGAGACCGCAAACATTGGGTCGCGTTGGTTGGTGAGGAGTTCGTCGGCGAAACCCATGTCGATCGCAGCCCTCGCGTCCATCCAGGTCTCAGCGTCCATGAGCTTGGACAGCTTCGCCCGACTCATGCCCGTCTTCTCCTGATATGCATTCAGGATCGATTCTTTGACCGAATCAAGCATGTTCATTGCACGTGCGAGTTCGTCCTTGTCACCGACCGCCATCGTGGCAGGGTTATGAATCATCAACATCGACACGGGGCTCATGGCGACCTTCGTGGCGGCCATCGCGATTACGGACGCGGCCGATGCTGCGATGCCGTCGATATTGACGGTGACTGTGCCTGGGTAGTCGATGAGCATGTTGTAGATCTGCGCCGCAGCCACAACATCACCACCAGGCGAATTGAGCCAGATCTTCACCGGCCCGCTACCCGCGTTGAGTTCGGCTGCGAAGATACTGGGTGTGATGTCGTCATCGAACCAGGATTCTTCAGCGATCGTGCCGCTAATATGCAAAACCCGGACTGCATCTGCGTCCGAGTCAGTGTTGTGTGGCTCGGGGGTGAGCCAGTTCCAAAAACGTCTCATATCCTCCTCCTCAAAGAAGATTCACTCGTCGGTTCCTCAACCAACGACGGCTCAGGTTCTGATTCCTGGTGGGTGGCGGCGTAAGCCCCTGCAAGACTGAGCGGGAGCATGTTGCCGTTCACCAAATAGAGGTCACCGCCTGCTTCTGGGCTGATGCGGTCGAGGTTTTCTAGCTCGCGGATATCGTTGGCGCTCATCCACCCGTTCTGCCTGGCAACCGCATACCCATCCATCCGCGACTTATAGTCACCTCTCAGTAAGCCTTCGAGGTTGAACTTCACGTAGATCTGCGGCTTCTCACGCGAGCTGAGGAGGGTTTTGGTGATGGCTTGTTCGAAGCGGATCACCCACGGATCCAGCGTGTACTTCACAAACTCCAACGACTGCTGCTCAATATTGGAGAAACTAGATTTCTCAAGATCGCCGATCATGTGCGGCGGAATACGGAAGATTCGAGCAATTTCGTTGATCTGAAACTTCCGCGTCTCCAAAAACTGCGCCTGCTCAGGCGACACACTGATCGGCGTGTATTTCATGCCCTCCTCAAGCACAGCAATCTTGTTCCCGTTCCTCGCTCCGCCGAACGTAGCCTGCCAGGATTCCCTGACGCGCGCGGGGTCTTTGATCGTGCCCGGATGCTCCAACACACCACCCGGAGCCGCGCCGTTAGCAAAAAACGATGCGCCGTAGTCCTCGGTAGCCTGCGCCAAGCCGATGGCGTTCTTCGCCATAGCAATCGGGCTATAACCAACCAGCCCATCAAAGCCCAGGCCGGGAATATGGAGGACATCGGGCGCGGCCAACGTGACGGTCTCGTATCTTCCTGCTGGTTCGTCCCACGTACGCTGATACTCGTAATACAAACGCCCGGCTTCGTCGCGGCCGACCGTCATCCGGTTCGGCATCAACGGATACAACCCGATAACCTCGTCGCGGCCGTTACGGATCACCTGAGCAAACGCATTACCCCACAACAACAGATGCGTCATGAGCGTTTCGCGGAACACGAAGCTCGTCATCTCTGGATTCGGCTCATCATGAAGCAGCCGGTAGAGCGGATGGTCGAGTGCCTTCACCTTCGCACCATTACTGCTTTGGCGGTAGACGTGCAACGGCAGGCCCGCGATAGCTTCAGCCAGAATCCGCACACACGAATAGACAGCGGTCATCTGCATCGCCGAGCGCTCAGTCACCGGACGCCCAGACGACGTCGATCCAAAGAAAAAACTGTAGCCAGAGCTGATCGCATGATCGTCGGCGGGGCGGGTGGTGTCGCCACGCAGCCAATTCAGGAAACCCATGCGGTGTCCTTTCACATGTAGAATTGGAATATGAAAGCGCCCTCAAAACAGTCGTGGGCACTGATGAGTGTCCTGCTAGCGGCATTTTGGTTGTTGCCGCTCATCTCCATGTGGATCAGCAGGCTGAGCGATCCCAACACCAAGTGGTTCATCGCGTTGCTCTTCCTCGCGTTTCCACTACTCACCATCGTTTTGAGCGTTATCGATGGGGCACGCCACGGGTTCGGCTGGTGGTGGCTACTGGCCCCGTTCGCAGGGTTCTTGACCACCCTGTTCGTGTACTACAACGATTCAGCCCTCATCTACGGCGTCGCCTACTCGATCTTGGGACTGATCGGCACAGGCATCGGCGCGTGCTCACAGCACGAGTAGGCCGCGTTCGTCATAAACACTGCCGCTGACGTGCCCGGTGCCGTTTCGAATAGCGCGGTCAAGAGCCATGATCGTGGCGACCACGCCGTCAATCTTCTCAGTGCTCTTTTGCTTATCGGGCTTGATGTTGCCCGCTGGGTCGGTGCGAATGTGAATGTTGTCGACCATCCATGACAGGACTGGATGCCCGCCATGAGCCAGGCGACCTTCGAGTGCGAGCTTCATCAGCTCCTTCGACGGTGGGCTCATATCCTTAAAGCCCTGCCCGAACGGGACAACGGTGAAACCGAGCGCTTCTAGGTTTTGGCTCATTTGCACAGCGCCCCACCGGTCGAACGCGATCTCCCGAATATCAAACCGCTCACCAAGGGTTTCGATGAAGGTTTCGATCGCGCCGTAGTGGACGACGTTGCCCTCAGTCGTCTCTAGGTAGCCTTGTTGCTGCCACAGGTCGTAGGGCACGTGGTCACGGTTAACGCGGAGTGTGAGGTTGTCTTGCGGTATCCAGAACCATGGCGCAATCACATACGCTTCATCACCTGTTTCGGGTGGGAAGACGAGCACGAACGCCGTGATATCCGTCGTCGACGCAAGATCCAGCCCGCCGTAACACACGCGGCCCTCAAGGTCGGACAGGTCAACAGGTGCGTTGTTAGCGTTCCAGACGTGCATGGGCATCCACCGCACGCTTTGTTTGACCCATTGGTTGAGGCGAAGTTGTCGGAAGGTGTTTTCTTCGGCTGGGTTTTGTTTCGCGCTTGTGCAGGCTTGGCGAACCTTCTCGATCGGAACCGTGATCCCCAGCGACGGATTAGCCTTATGCCACACGTCCTCGTCGGTCCAGTCGTCTTCACGCTCCGCCCCGTAAATCACCGGGTAGAACGTCGGGTCATGTTTCTTGCCTGCGAGGATGTCTTCAGCTTTCTCATGCTGCTCATAACAAATCGAATGCGTATCGGTACCCGCTGTCGTAATGAGGAAGTACAACGGCTGGGTTCGCGCGTCACCCGAACCCTTGGTCATGACGTCAAACAAGGCACGGCCCGGTTGGGTATGCAGTTCGTCAAAGACGACACCGGAGATGTTGAACCCGTGCTTCGAATACGCCTCCGCTGAGAGGACTTGGTAGAAGGAGTTGGTGGGCTTGTAGATGATCCGCTTCTGCGAGGCAAGAATCTTGACACGCTTCGATAACGCCGGGCTCATGCGCACCATGTCAGCCGCGACCTCAAACACAATCGAAGCCTGCTGACGGTCTGCCGCACACCCATAAACTTCGGCGCGTTCCTCACCATCCCCACACGTCAGCAACAACGCCACCGCAGCGGCGAGCTCCGACTTGCCCATCTTCTTAGGGATCTCAACATAGGCCGTGGTGAATTGACGGTAGCCATCAGCTTTCACGGTACCGAATAGATCGCGGATGATCTGCTCTTGCCAATCAATCAGCTGGAAGGGCTTACCCGACCAGCGACCCTTCGTGTGCTTCAAGGCTTGGATGAACGCGACCGCATAGTCGGCTTTCCGCTTGTCATATCGTGAACCATCAGCCATGAACCGCGCCGGTGTGTAGTCGGTGAGTGTCCGCACGCCAGTTGCCTCCCTTCGGTGGGTATAAGAAGAGCCCCAGGAGCTGGGGCGTGCTCAGAACAGATCACCCAAACCGTTGGGGGTTCAGGCGTCTTGTGCGGGGTTTAGATCAGGGCGTCGAGCGCGGCATATTCGCCTCGGCGGGCCTCGAGCTGGTGGGCGATGATGGAGGCACGGAAGGTGTTCTTCTCCCGTCCGAGCTTCGTCTCCAGGGTGGTGATCTGGACCTTGCGGCGGCGCATTACCTCGATGGTGTCACCGTCGTGGATGGCTTGCTTGTCGCGTTCGAAGCTGTTCATGACCTTGCTCCTTCTCTTGTTTGGTCATGTACATACAGCCATAGACCCGCGACTATATCCAGTCATTATTGGCTTATTTTCAAAGGATTTTAGCGATGATCGCCACTCACACACGAGGGACTATCATGTGACCAAACAAGAAGGAAAATTCGTCCCCGGTGTGTGAGTGGCAAGCTATGAGTGGTGTGCCCCGGCCGGTGTGGGTCGGGGCTAGCGCGGTGGTTAGAGGGCGTTGATCATGCCGATCGCCCAGGCGGTTGCGTGGCCTTCGTCGGTGAAGGCTTCATCAGCTTCGGTGGCCAGGGCGACTGGGGCGTTCTTTCCTTCGCCAAGGATTTCGAAGATCGCGGCGAAATGCTCGTAAGCGCCCAGGGCATCGTTCCAGATGCGGTTGGTGGCGATCAGGTGAGTGCCGTAGCGCATCGCGTGTCCCAGGATCTTGTAGTGCTTGGCAACCGCTGTGGTGGTCTTCAAGGCTGTAAGTTCGGTGTTCATGACCTTCTCCTTTATCTCTTGTTTGGTCATGTATATACAGCCATACGTCGCCGCACATATCCAGTCGGCTTCCGCGTATTAACGAGGAAAATAGAGATTCTGGTCTCTCGTTTCTGCTCGGGTTATTCGGCCGGGTGTGGCGCGGTTTTCCACGCCGCGTTCCCGTCAAGGTTTGCCAGCAGAACGCGGCGAGCGTTCTTGTATCCCTTGCCAATCATCCCCAGCCGTAGCAGCCAACAGCGCATCGCATACTTATCATTACCCGACGCAGGTGGCTTCGGCGAGATACGGGTGGCGGTCTTGGCATGCTCGATCATCAGCTGGATAAGCACGCTAGCCACCTCAATCACCTCCGCCTCAGGAAGCTGATCGAACCAAGCAAACTCAACCGTTCCCTCCACCTCGTCCATCTTCATGGGCGTGGCTGGAATATCGAGTGCCTTGGCGATGAGTGCTCCCTTGGCGGCGAGCAGGGCTTCAAGCTTCGCGCCTGTGGCCTCGTCCCAGCCAGTCGTGGGGAATGCGAGCGTCAGCCCGTACTCCTCGCCCGTGGGTGCAAAACCAGCCGTAATCGCCGTCTCGGTGAGGGCGTCGGTGTCGACCTCCTCTGGGAGGTGGAGCACCCAATCCTGATCAAGGCGTGCATTTCCGATCTGGTAGTCGAACGTGGGCGTGCCCGTATACTCCGCTCTGACGCCAAGGTGAGAGGCGATGGTGTCGGCGAGTTTCTTACGCCCGCTCTGGTTCGAGGCGAACGAAATTTGGTTCATGCCGCCACACCCTCACCGTCAAACCAAGACTCGACCAGACGCAAATAGCCGTGCGGGTCGTGTTCGATCGCACCGACAACCAGCGGGAAGTCCCACTTTCGTGCAATGTCGTGGGCTTCCTCGACATCCCAGATATTGATGCCCGCGTCGAGCATTTCGCTGATCTCGATATGTAGTTCGCTCATGACCATCCTCCAATTCGTGTTTCCCCCAGTTAGGGATCTTGTTTGGTCATGTACATACAGCCATAGGTGCGCCCGCTTATCCAGTCGTATTGGCTGCTTTTTGTAGCCTGTTGAGGACGTATTTCACTACTGGTAATGCCACCCCATTTCCCCACAGTTTGTACTGTGCTGAATCAGTTGGCGCGGTTTTCAGCCAAGTAGTGATTTGGCTGCGAGTTTTCGGTTTCACGCCCCGTCCTAGGTTCCAGTTCTTCCACACGCCCTCCCAGTACCTGATTTCGTCTTCGTCTGGGTCGAGGTTTGTGAGGTTGTCACACCAATAGTCCGGGAAGCCTTGTAGACGAGAACATTCGAGGGGTGTGAGTTTGCGTGGTCGAAGCATCGTATTAGCGACAATAGGTGGCTGGTGTGAATCACTTGCCAAAAGTGCACCTGAAACATTTGTGGTTGCCCTCGTGAAATGATCAGATTTCGAAGAAGCATAGATCGGTTCGAGAATGACCATTCCGCCTTGATTGCATGCGGGATTACCGCCAGCTAAATCAAGAGTTTTTGCCACAGTGGTTTCGTAACCGCATTCACCACCATATTTACGATTGTCGTGGACGGAATTTATACCGTATACAGGTTGGTCGAGTAGGAGTGGAACATTTCCACCTCCTGTTCCCATTCGTGAAGTTAAGGTTTGACTTGTTACCTGGTCGCCAATTTCGATGCGTGAATCATTGGGATGGTAATCAAGCATCACCTGCATGCTAGGTTCAAATAAGACTTGGTCAGCACCAGTTCCTAATGTGCCTGAAAGGTCATGCTGAATCAACGGCCCTTTACCACCGCCTGGCTTACCGGCACGCATACGAAGAGTTAACGCCCCGCACTGGTTGCCTGTAGTGCTTGGGCTAATTGTTCGGGCAGGGTTTTGTTTTTCTTCTTTGCTCGCGTCAGGATTCCTTGTGCTGCTTTGGGACTCAAATAGAATCTCGGGTGCGGATTGTCCTGCAAAATCTGCGACAAGGAAGATACGACGACGACGTTGGGGCACTCCGAAAAATTGAGCATCGAGCACTCGCCATGCAAGTGATGCCCCATCTGCCAAGACGTATCCGCTGGTTGCCCAGCTGGTTTCAGGAACAGGAATGCGTGGCGTTTGCTGGCAGGATACCTCGATAAACGCTTGCAAGACCGCGGCGAAGTCGGCTCCGTGGTTTGAGGAGAATACGCCCGGCACGTTTTCCCACACAGCATATCTTGGGTAGGCACCATGAGTTGCTTGCCTCATTTCTTCAATAATTCGCACAGCTTGGTAAAACAGTGAGGAGCGAGACCCATCAATCCCGCTCCGCTTACCTGCGATAGATAAATCCTGACAAGGTGAACCAAACGTGATCACATCCACCGGCTGTAACCGGCCACCATCTAACAAATTAATATCGCCAACATGGCGAACTTCAGGCAGATTTTTCTTAGTTACCCGGATAGCGAAGGGGTCTACCTCAGATGCCCACATCGGTTTGATACCAACCATTTTGGCAGCTAAAGGGAAACCGCCCGAACCATCAAACAAGGACCCCAACGTCAAAGCACTCACGATTCACCCCGATCAACATCGCGCACCAAATCCAAATACGCGTATTCTTTGCCCTCACGCAAACAGGTGATCCCTGCCGCGTCCCCGGTGTGTTCGGCATAGCGGCGCAAAATCACGGAGGCGTATTTCTCGTCGAGCTCCATGCAATAGCAGATGCGGTCGGTTGCCTCGCACGCCATCAAGGTTGAGCCTGAGCCTGCGAAGGTGTCGAGCACGATCGCGTTCGCCTGGGTGGAGTTTCCGATCGGATACGCCAACAAATCCAGCGGCTTGCTGGTCGGATGATCGGCGTTGCGGCGGGGCTTAGCGAAATTCCAGATCGTGGTTTGTTTGCGATCCGCATACCAGCGATGCTTACCTGTCTTCACCCACCCGTAGAGCACTGGCTCGTGCTGCCACTGGTAGGGCGAGCGACCAAGAACCAGAGAGTCTTTGACCCAGATGCAACACCCCGAAAGATAGAATCCGGCCTCTGCGAAGGCGCGACGGAAATTCAACCCTTCAGTGTCAGCGTGGAACACATACGCGGATGCGCCTTTCTCACACACGCCCGCCATGTTCGTAAACGCCGATAGCAGGAAGTCGTAGAACTTCTCGCCATCCATCTTGTCGTTCTTGATGGACAAGCCCGAGCCTGATTCGAAGGCAACGTTATATGGCGGATCGGTCAACACAAGATTCGCGCGCTTACCATCCATCAGTGTGGCGATGTCGTCGGCACTGGTGGCATCCCCGCACACGAGGCGGTGGCGACCGACCGTCCACACATCCCCACGCTGGACAAATGCGGCTGCTTCGAGTGCGGCGGTGAGGTCGAAATCATCATCCTCCACCTCACCCTCGTCGAGGGAGCCGATAAGCTGCGCGATCTCAGCATCGTCAAAGCCAGTCAGTTCAGCGTCGAAATCCGAAGCGTCAAGGTCAGCGATGAGGAGGGCAAGTTTATCGTTATCCCATTCGCCGCTGATCTTATTCAACGCGATGTTGAGGGCTTTCTCGCGCGTCTCATCCAACTCCACGACGATCACATCCACGGTGTTGTGGCCGAGTTCTTCGAGCACCTTCAAGCGCTGATGCCCACCCACGATGTTGCCGGTGGTCTTGTTCCAGATGACGGGTTCGACGTAGCCAAACTCGGTGAGCGAGCGCTTGAGCTTCTCGTATTCGGGATCGCCGGGCTGGAGGTCTTTACGCGGATTGTAGTCAGCGGGCTTCAGCTCAGCTATTGGCATTGTTTTCATGAGCATGCTTCTTCACCGCCTTCCCTAAAGCATTAACGTGAGCGAACGAGTTCTCCCAACGCAGACCGACATGGCCGAAGTGCCCATAGGTTGAATACTGTGTAAAACCAGGCTTGCGAAGATTCAAAGCATCGATGATTGCTCCAGGGCGCAGCGAGAACACCTCGCGTGCAGCAGCAGTGAGGATCTCGTCAGAGTATTCGCCTGTCCCGAGGGTGTCGATGGTGAAGGCGACCGGGTCAGCCTTCCCAATCGCATAACTGATCGCCACCTGACACTCATGAGCCAGACGAGCGTCGACGATAGTCTTGGCGATCAGGCGCGCCATATATGCACCCGAGCGGTCCACCTTCGAGGCGTCCTTACCAGAGAACGCTCCACCACCGTGAGGGGCGAGACCGCCGTAAGTGTCAACCATCAACTTGCGGCCCGTCAGTCCAGTGTCCGCCTTCGGCCCACCAACCGTAAACAAGCCCGAGGGATTCACCAGAATCTCGGTATCAGCGCTAATCGGCCGGTACGGCTTACACGCGGGTGCGACGATCAGTGTTTTGACCTCAGCTGCAAGCTCATCCAGATCCTTGATCTTCTCGTGTTGGATCGACACCACCACGGTCTCAACCGCCACGGGCTTACCAGCAGCGTCGTAACGAACTGTCACCTGCGCCTTACCATCGGACTTGATCCCGGTGATCGTGCCGTCCTTGCGCGCCTTATCGAGGCGGGCGCAAATCTCGTGTGAGAGCACCAGCGGCAACGGCAAACGCTCCGGGGTTTCCGCCGTGGCGTATCCATAAACGGTTCCTTGGTCACCTGCTCCTTGGAGGGCGAACTCAGTGTCGTCACCGAAACGAGCTTCGAGCGATCGGGTGACTCCTGCGTTGATGTCTGGAGACTGCCTGCGAGTCCAGACGAAAACGAGGAACTTCCACGGCACATACCCCGCCTTCACCAACGCATAACGCACCGACTCACGAATACGCGGACGAACCTTCGAAGTTATCTCGCCAGTCACAATGATCCTGTGACCAGATGCCATCACTTCTACTGCAACGCGGGCAGCAGGATCCTCGTAGAGGATGTCGTCGAGAATGGTGTCGGCGATCAGGTCGCAGAGCTTATTGGGATGGCCGACACACACTGCTTCAGCGCTGCGAACCATAGTCATAGGAATGCCCTTTCAGTAGAAAAATCAAAAGAAACAAAAACTCCCCACCATGTCAGACAGGAGCAGGGAGCGAAGAAAACGAGGAAAACCCGAATCGTGTGCGATACTGGAATGCGTGCAAGACGAAACGAGTAAACCTAATCCGCAGGAGCAAGAGCCTTCTGATGGTGATGGTAAAGCCGTGGCCTATGGAATGATGGCCGGGATGATGGCTGGCACTGCCCTTGGGTTCATTATGAACAATATTGCCTTGGGGTTAGCTATCGGCGTAGGAGTTGGGAGCGCGCTAGGGGCAGGCTTCAGCGCAACAAAACGCCCCAAATAAGCTCAAAAACACTAGGACGCATCTACGAGCGTGCTTTCAACAACTGCTCCATAACCTCATCACCAGGAGCCGCACCCGAATAGTCACTAGTGCAGTTCGCCCGCACAATTTCAAAAATCTCATACCAATACACGTTTGCTTGCTTACCAAAAGACTGGCTCATCGCAACAAACGGGGAAGCGATAGCAGCCCCCGTGGTCGGGTGCTTACCTAGCAAACCGAACTTGGAGATTGCCTGCTCACACTGCACATAGCGGGCGAACGCCTGCGCATAGGCTTCGATCAGACGTGGGGCGACGAACTGGGAACAGCCACGAGCATCGAGCCACTGCCACGTTTCTCGGTAGACCAGGTCAGCGCCGAGCGGTTTGCCATCGCGCTGAATGTCGGAGAGATAATCCGATGGTTCAGGCATAGTCTCCCCAGCGAGCACCGCGCCGTCCCCAATATCGCTGCCTTCGAAATCGAACGGCTCACCCAGCGGATCCTCAAGCCGAGTGGCGGGGCGGCCAGCTGCGAGCTTCTCATTCAACGGATCAGGTTTCGCGCCAGCTCGCACGCGGCGCCCGCCCCGGTTCGTGCCGTCTTTCGCCATGGATGTGCCTCCTTGTCTAGGCCGTTGTCGCCTTGGACTGGAGGCCGAAAGTGCGCTCGCAGGTGCTGAAGAATTCGTGGGGCGGGTCAATACCCTGTTTGATTCGGGAACTTTGCGCACGGTTGGCCCCGCCCGCTGACCTCTGACCTGCGGTTAGAGATTGAGAACCCCCACCCCCTCACCAGGCTTTCGACGTTGCCCCGTGTCCGCCGAACACCATCAAGGTGGGTAACTTTGAGGTTCCAGAACTTCGGCGCGACAGTGTACAACGTGGGTGCTCGTCAGTAGGTGTAGACCCGAGGTTGTTGCCGCCATCGGTCATCATCGAGCGCGGTCTGCCTGGAGTGGCAAGGCTTGCACAGGCTTCGGAGGTTGTCGAAGTTGTGGGTGCCGCCGTGTTCGAGCGGGAGAATGTGGTGAACCTCTTGTACTGGCGTGTAGAGACCGGCCTCTAGGCAGTCTTCGCAGAGCGGGTGGGCGGCGACGTAGGCGGCGCGGATCTTGCGCCACCGTGAGCCGTAGCGGCGATTGATCTTCGGATCACGCTGATACTTCCGATACCGGGCGTCCTCTGCCTTGGCATGTTGTTCGCAGTAGCGGTCGTGGGTGAGCTCGGGACAACCAGGGTGAGAGCACGGGGAGGCTGGTTTGACCGGCATCGCTGGCTCCTTCCCCCCCGGATGTGGTGAAGCCCCAAGATTCCCGTGTGTGGGTTCTTGGGGCTTCACCTAGTTTTCAATCACTTATATGTTCTCACACTGATATGCGGTTTTCTATCGCATGTTTCGGATACCCGCTAACGCTAGAGCTGTCCATACAAGGCGGTGGCGAACCTGTCGAGGGCCCGGTTCTTGCGCCGATAGACCGTGTCACGCTCGACGTAGAAATGATCGGCTATCATCGACACCTTCTCATCTTGCGTCCCCTCGCTGAGGAAGAAGCCTTCGAGGATGAAGCGGTCGTCTTCAGCGATGACTTCCCACGCAGGCAGAAACCAGTCCATGTACTGGCGAGCCTGCAGGTAGCGAGCCTTGTACGCATCGATCCGCTCAATGCTCGCAACGATCCTGTTCTCCGAAGCGTGCAGATCACCCGAGGGTGGTGTGCCGTCCATACGCGGAGAAGCAGGACTAGCAGCATCAGCATAAGCCGCCTTGATCTGCTCGTCAGTACTCTCGATGATCTGTTCCATCACCGCATAATCCTGCAGAGCTGCGATCGCGGCTTTCCTTGTGTCGAGGTATTTCGTCATCACATGCATGAGCTTGTCCTTTCAGTGGTTGTGTGGATTTCGTGTGCGACCGCGTCGATCAACGCAGCCTGCGTAGCATCTTTCGCATCAAGAGCTTTGAGCACGGCTTCATCGAGCGTCCCTTCCGCAACCAGATGCGTGATCGTCACAGGTTCGGATTGACCTTGCCGATACAAGCGAGCGTTCGTCTGTTGATAAAGCTCCAGGCTCCACGTCAACGAGAACCACACCAGCAGATGCCCGCCTGCCTGGAGGTTCAATCCGTGACCCGCCGATGCTGGGTGGATCAAGCCGAGGGTGATCTCACCTTTGTTCCATGTCTCGATATCCGCGCTTGTTTTAAGTTCGCGAGCCTGCGGGAAGCGGGCGGTGATGCGCTGACGGTCATGGGTAAACCAGTAGGCCACGAGCAGTGGGTTGCCGTTGGCTGCCTCGATGAGATCTTCGAGGACGTCGAGCTTGCGCTCATGAACCGCCGTCCATTGACCGTTGCTGGTGTAGATCGCGCCGCTCGCGAGTTGGAGTAGCTTGCCGGACAAAGCTGCGGCGTTCGCGGCATCAATCGTCGCCCCATCAAGGTCGAGAACGAGGTCAGCTTTGAGTTGCTCGTAGACCTTGCGCTCTTTCGGCTCCAGCACCACAGGCATTGTCGTCACCGTCAATTCCGGTAATTGCAGGTGGTCGGTGGTTCTCATCGACAACGTCATGTCACCAATCACACCGTAGATCTCATCTTCGGCACCCGCGCGGGGCTTATAGGTGAACACCTGCATCCCGTTGCGTTTATCGGGTACGAACCAACGCTCCCGATAACGAGTAATAAACCGGCCCAAACGCTCGCCGCCGTCGAGAAGCCGGAACTGCGCCCACACGTCCATGAGCCCGTTCGAGGCTGGCGTGCCGGTCAGCCCGACCCAGCGTTTAACGAAGGGGCGCATTTTCACCAGCGCCGTGAACCGTTTCGCACGGTGGTTTTTGAAGCTGGAGAGTTCGTCGATGACGACCATGTCGAACGGCCAGCTACCGCCCATCTGGTTCACGAGCCAGGGAATGTTTTCACGGTTGATGATGGTCACTATCGCAGACTTGGCTAACGCCGCCAGCCGGTCGGCTTTGGTGCCGACAGCAACCGCGACGGTGAGCCCGTCAAGGTGATCCCACTTGCGAATTTCGGCGGGCCAGGTGTCTCGCGCTACTCGAAGCGGTGCGACAACCAGCACGCGGGAGATGGTGAAGTAGTCGAGCATGAGCTGCCAGATCGCCGTCAACGTGATCACGCTCTTGCCCAAACCCATGCCAAGGAGAATCGCGGCCTCGTCATGGTCGATGATGAACTCGGTGGCGGTGGATTGGTAGTTATGCGGCGTGTAGTGCATCAAGCACCTCCCGTATGCCGTCCACCGAATCAACAACGAAGGTCTGAAAACCCTGGTCGCGCAGTTGGCTCATCCGACGCTGCTGGATTGGCCTGGGTTGTTTGCCTGCTGCTTTGAGTTCAACGAAAACAACCCGGCTGTTCATCAGACATATCCGGTCAGGTACGCCGCTGGTTCCAGGGCAGACAAGCTTCCAGCACAAGCCACCGCAGGCTTCGACGGCTTTCTTCAGTTGGCGTTCTATGGTTCGTTCGTTCATGGTCACTCCTTGAGTTCACTTTTAGGGGTGACGGCATGTGACGAGTCGTTCCTAACCTTTTATATAGAGAAAAACACCATGTAATTTCACATGCGTAAGGTAGGGAATGGCTCGTCACAGCTCGTCACCATGGGGTTAGTTGCCGAACTCGGATGCGATCGCGAGCCCGTAGACGTACATGCCGTGCTTGGTCTTTTTCCGCACGAATCCGGCTTGTTCGACCGCAGCGTTGAAGTCGACCATCGGGCGCGCCCATCCTGAGGTGTTTTGCGCCCACGCCCGATACGTCTGATAGAGGTCACCAGCCCTCTCCGATAAGCCATCCTCGACGTCGCATGAGTCCTCAAGGAACTGCGAGAACCAGTCGTTATCCTCCTTATATGCTTGCGAGGCTTGAACCACCTGAGGCGGGGCTTTGAGCTTGTAGCCCTCGGCGTGGATGAGGCGCGCGCCCTCCATAATCCACGTAAGGATTGCTCCGCCCGCGTTTTCGAACAGGTGGTCGGCGTAGTTCTTCACGTCCGTATCACCTTCGATGGTGGCGTTAAACGGGATGACGATGAGCCTGCGCCAGATGCCTGCGTCCATGGCTCCCACACGCGGCAGGTGATTCGTGTAGAGCACGAGGGTGTGGGAGGGGGTGAAGGCGAAGGGGTCCTTGAACTTTTTCTCTGCCGAGATCTGATCGGTCGAGGCAAGCTGTTTGACGTTCGAGGTTGATAGGCGCATACCTTCTTCGGTTTCAGCCGCGATCAAGAGACGTTTGCCTCTGGCTTCGGCGAGTTCGGGTTTGACGTTGCGGCGCACCCCGACCGTGAGCGCGTCGGCTGAGATCGTGCCCGAATACGTCCCCAACACGCGGGCGATTGTGTTCCAGAAGGTGGATTTGCCGTTTCGCCCGTCCCCGTAGGCGATGACGAGCGCTTCGACGAAAACCTGGCCGATAGCCGCCAAGCCAACAATGCGCTGCACGTAACTAATCAGCTCAGGATCTCCTTGGAAGAACACGTCGAGCGCGTCGGCCCAGATCTGTGCACCCTCATCGCTGGGGCTGACAGCGGTCTGCTTGGTCAGCAGATCGGCTGGGTTGTGCTCGTGGCTTGTGCCGTCGCGCAGATCCCAGGTGCCTGCCGGGGTGTTGAGCTGGTAGGGGTCGACGTCAAGGTCACGGATACGTACCTGCAAGATCGGCCCGGCTTCTTTCAACGTGGCCGTGATGTTGCGTGACAAACGCCTGGAGAGAACGAACTTGTGGTAGTTCTTTGCCTCATCCCACGCCCGGAACGCGGTCGCTTGCACAGGCGTGAGCTTGGCGATGCCGCGTGCTTTCGACGAGGCGGAGGCCATCACGAGATCTGCACCGGTTGCCGTCATGGTCTCCCACGTGGACGCGATCAAGCGGTCGGCTTCCTCGAGCTGGCGGGAGGTCAATTCCTGAACGACGCCTTGTGCAGATAAGTCGTTCTCATCCCACACGCCATGGTCGTAGACAAGCCACTTGGTAGCCAGTGAGTAGCGGATCTTGTTCGCGTATTCGCCAGCTAATGTGTCTGCCTGACCGACATCGGAAAAATCATCCGGACGCAAACCCGCCAACGCCTCATAAGCCTCTGGCGGCAGATAGCCTGGATCAGCAGCGACCTTCGAAGCGAACCTGCACGCGCTATTCCAAATCGTCTGTAATTCGCCCTCGTTGAGCGGTGGTTCGCAAAGGTTGGCTTTGCGATTGAAGAGGTCTCGTGCTTGGTCGGTATCGCCGTAGCGGATGAGGACCCTGCCTGCGAAGCGCGACAACGTAGCGTTGCGCGAGCCTTCACCAATCACAAGAGTGGAAGCATCAAATGCGGCGAACACGTCCTGCTCATCAGCGTTATCGAGCCACGCATCGAGCAACTGGTCGCCCTCACGCACCGTAACTTGTGGGTTAGAGGTGCCGTAGATGAAGCGTCCTGCGTCAAGAGCGTTGCGATCGAAGAAAGCAAACCGCGACGCGAGGCGGTGTTTCAATCCTGCGTATTCGTCTGCGCCTTGTACTTCTCGGATTGGGAAGTAAACGTGGAAACGCGGCCGCGCAGACAACACACCCTTCGCCTTCATGTGATTACGAGACGTGGCGGCCATGAACTCCACGCCCGCCATCACCTCGCCAAGCTTCTCAGGCGTGACCCACTCGGACTCGGTGTCGGTGTGATCGTTGTCGATATCCATCACCACGCAGTCCGAGGCTATGAAGGCTGCAGTTGAGCGGCGATCATTCGCATAGGTTGCGGCTACGTGATCGAAGCCCGCGACTGCAGACAGGGATGCCACGTCGGCGATGGTTTGCTGGTTCGGGTAGTGGTTGTTGTTCTGCACGCCGCTCACATTCGCGGCATAGAGGGTGAAGGGCGTGGTCATGGCGTGACCTCCTTGAAATCAGAATCGAAAAACTTAATCGGCAACTCGAGGTCGCGCGCCCACCCGATCTCTAAGCGCATACCAAGGCTGACGCGTCCCACGTATGCCCAGAGGGCTTCGCATTTAGCGAGCAGCACCCTGTTGAAGAACATCGCCAGCTCCCGCTGATCAGGGTCTGCGTCATCCATGAACTGCGGGAACAACAGGTGTGGGGCGAATGGGATTTTGCCCGCGCTCACTGCGAAGGAGCAGAATTGGCGGGCGAGCTCAACGTTCGCTTGCACGTCGCCTGAGTAGGGCGAGCAGATATAAATCAAGGGCCGGTAGCCGAATTGTTCGCGCTGCAGCTTTTTGAGCGCGTGGTAGCTGGTTAGGTCCAGGTAGCCTTCGGTGTTCTTCTTCGAAAACCCAATATCGAGTGTCGTGGCGGTCATGCTTGCACCTGACCTTGACGCTCGATGACAGGCAGAATGCCGAGCTGGTTCTTGAGCAGGTCGTAGATGAACAGACGCCCCTTTTGCGTCCAGTACATGTGGGTGCGGGTCTGCCCCTCGCCGTATTCGTGGGTCTTGGACTGGGTGTATCCCTGCTCGGCGTACTTCGCGTACAGGAACCACCGGTCCGACTGATGGAACTGCACGTGAGCATCACGCAGGATCCGGTTGAGTTTCTTCGCGGAAAGTCCGTAGTCCTTCGCAATCGCGGTCGTCGTCAACAACGAATCGGACTGCAACACGAGGTCGTAGTACGAGACTTTCGGTGCCGCCTCAAGTAAGGCTTGCTCTGCTGCCAGGCGCTTGGCCCGCTCAGCACGCAGCGTGGCGATGGCATGCTCGAGGAACTCATCATCAGCGAGCAGTTCGTCGTATGCGTACATGCCGTGGCGGCGAATCGTCGGCAACACCTCATCGAACACCCAGGCTTCGAACTTCTGCGCTGCCGGGAGCTTTGAGGAGATGATGAGGCGGTACAGGTTGCCCTCGGTAATGAAGCGGACCTGCTGGATTCCACCAGCGGTCTCAAGGGGGTGGTAATTTGCCACCCCCTTGCAGTGTAGCTTCACCGCGTTCGTCGGATCCTGGTAGCCGAGCGCGGTGGCGACGTCCTTGCCGCAGAAAAGGATCTGGCCATCAGTGGTGATGGTGCGAATGGTGCCGAACACGTCGTTGGTGAATGTTTGAATCTGGTTTCCCATGGCGGGGTTCCTTCCCGAGACCCCGTCGAGAAAAAATCGTGCCGGTCGACACAAGGAGTTAAGGGCCTCACCCCACTGCCGACGAGCCCGAAAGTGTTAAATCACGGGTACTCAATCGCTTCTCGTTCTGGCACGATTGGTGTTGAAGCCCCGGTGGAGCGCTATCTGTTAGAGCAATCTGGCAGGTATTCTCGCCGGGGCATAGACAAATTTCTCGAGTGCTCTGTGTGGAAGAACCATCATTCTCTTGCTACAGCGGTGCCGACACGGTGGTCTTTTAGACAACATGACCGGTTCCGCTGCCCGCCTCGGTGGGAGCGCAGGGTCGGTTCTCGTTTCTTAGCGGTCTTGGATAAGCTTTCTTCTCTGATGGTGATACTTCGCCGAGTTCTTGATTCTGTCGCTGTTTTCGCGGTATAGTGATTACCACTAGTACCGGCTCGCTTGTATCGGTTTCCGAGACAGGTCAGAGCCGGTCTTCATGTTTTTGGAAGCAGGTGGGCTGGTGGTCGATAAACCGTGGGCCAGTATCGATGAGCAGATTAATATTCTCACTCGTCGTGGCCTATTGGATGCCGGTGATTACCGCCGCGAGTTATCTACTGTCGGCTATTACCGGCTTTCGGGATACTCCTACCCGTTGCGTCAGATCGCTCCATCTGATTCGCCGCAACGGCGTTTGGACCATTTCGTTCTCGGTGCACGTATGGGGCATGTGGTAGAGCTGTACGAGTTTGATGAGCGGCTACGCTTGGCTGTGTGGCAGGCGCTATGCAAGCTGGAGGTGTGCCTGCGAGTTGACGTGGGGCACGTGCTGGGTGAGATCGATCCGTTCATTCACCTCGACCTCGAACGGATTTGGCCATCGGGGGCGATGAATCACAGAGCAGCATTCTTTACGCAGAAGCTCACCCAAACACAGTCGCGCTCTACAGAAGATTTCGTCAAGCATTACAACCAGACCCACGACGGTCGTTTGCCGGTGTGGGTGGTTACCGAGATTCTTGAGTTCGGACAACTCGTGACCCTGTTTTCGTTGGCTCCCTTCGAACAGCGTCGTCGCATTGCTGACAAGTACTTGGCACGTGCCGACGAGTTGGAATCGTGGATGCGCACTGCGAATTACATTCGTAACATATGCGCTCACCACGCCAGACTATGGAATAGGCAACTCGTTATCCGTCCACTGGTCAAACACCGCCGCAACGACCAAACGCTATCGGCCGTGACACATTCTTCAGGACGTATGTACACCGCGCTGGTGATCACCGCATTCCTCTTGCGACGAGGAAATTTCACCGCTGAAATACAGGCCATCAGCGACGTCCTAGACAGTTTCCCCACCGAAATTCCTGGCGTCGATCTAACGCACATAGGTGCCAGCCCCAGCTGGAAACAAGATCCCATCTGGACAATCAACAGCTAATCCTTACGGTAATAGGCGCACTCATACCCATCCGCGTCCAACGGCAAACCTTCGGCCCAGGCTGGGAGCGTCGACATAAGAGCACATGCATCAGTCACGGTGAAGCCGGAATTTTCGGGTTCGTCGATGACGATTTCGTCGTGAACATGCATCACAATCTGGTGCCCCGCCTTGGCGACTGCGTGCATGCCAGTGACGAGAAGGTCGCGAGCGATCGCCTGGACGATGTTCTCGACGAGTTTTCCACCGTAGGTTTCTAACTGTCCCCAGCGTCTGGCTGTGGTGGTTCCGGTGTAGGTGACGCTGGTGCCGCCCCAACGGTTCTCACCCAGACGCGGCTGCACATAGGCAAGCCGTCTACCAGAGGGCAGTTCGATGAAGAAAATCCCAGACTCAACGCTAAAGCGCAGGTTGCGTAGCCGGATCGGCTGGCGCGACGAGATCGCAGCGATGGCTGCTTCTTCGACGTCCGCCCAGAGCCCAACGATGTGCGGGTTAGCTTGCCGCCATGCGTCCACGATCGGTTTGAGTTCGTGCTCAGCGAGTCCCATATTGAGGGCTCCCATAGCTTTGAGAGCACCGACCGAGCCGCCATAACCACAGGCGAGCACCGCAATCTTCCCCTTCTGACGAAGCTCACCATTAACGCCGTGCTTTTCGACTGGGACGCCGAACATGCGCGACGCGGTCTCGCAGTAGAGGTCTTTCCCCTCACGAAACGCTTCAAGAGTCGAGGTTTCTCCTGCGAGCCATGCGATAACGCGCGCCTCGATTGCAGAAAAGTCCGCGACAATAAACCTGTGGCCGGTACTAGGGATGAAGGCGGTCCGGATGAGTTGGCTGAGCGTGTCGGGCACGGACTCGTAGAGCAGCTCAAGTGCGTCCAGGTTGCCCGTTCTGACGAGCGTGCGCGCTTGGTCGAGATCAGGCAGGTAATTCCTTGGCAGGTTTTGGACTTGGACGAGGCGTCCGGCGAAGCGCCCGGTACGTCCTGCTCCGTAGAACTGGATGAGCCCACGAGCCCGGCCGTCACTGCCTGCGACGTTTTGCATCGCCTGGTATTTCTTCACCGAAGATTTAGCCAGATCGCCGCGAAGTTCGAGGACTTCCTTCACCGCGCCAGTCGCGGTATCGAGGGCGGAATCGACCTCGGCTTTCGCTAGCGATTCGAGTTCGCAACCTCTGGTGGCAAGCCATTGTTTGAGCTGGATCGGCGAGTTAGGATTGTCCAACCCCGTGAGCTTCTGCGCCCGAGCAAGCGACGCGTTGCGGTGGTGCTCGTCCACGGCAACGGCATTATCGACGAGCGTGTGGTCGAGAAGAATCCCGGCATCATTAATGCGTTGGTCAAGAGCGTAGGTGTCCCATTCGGACTCTGGCATCGGAAAACAAGCCAGTCTGTCGTGGATGGCTTGTTCGACTTCGACGTCACGACGGTTGTAGTCAATGAAATGTGCCCATCCGGTCGGATCAGCCGATGGTGGATTCCTGTGTTTGCCGCCATTCAAGACCGAGGGCGTGGCGGGTGTACAAAACTGCTTGATCAGCTTGCGTCCGGCGCTGTCTTTCTGCACGTCAAGCTTCAAAACCGCGGCTATCGCGTCGAGGCTCATCGGCAACCCCAAATAGGCGCTCCACACCATAGTGCAGCGCCACTGCCTTGGGTCAAGAAACCCATCACCGAGAAGCTCGGAATGATGGCGGTGTAGCCATGCTGAGAGGCAGACTCGTTCGAAGGCGGCGTTATGCGCCCACTTGACCACATCCGGATCCACCAGTGCCGCCAGCACCTCGTCGGGCATTGATTGTCCGTTGGCGAGATCCACTATTTCGACCGGGCCGCCGTCGACCGAATAGCTGAAGAGCAACAGGTCGAAGTCTGGGTGCTCGCAATACGGGTAAACACCCGCCTTGGCGAGCTGAACAGGACTGAAAGTCTCGATATCGCAGAAGAGTGTTCGCATGACGGGGTTCCTTTCACATCAGAGGAAAAGTGGAGGGAACCAACAAGATGTGCTGATTCCCTCCACGTGTGGGGATGGTTAGTTCAGGAAGTCGTCATCAGCCGCGAAGGAACCGAAGTCGGTCTCAGCGGAAACTCGTCCACCGCCAAGGGTTTCTCCGTCACGGGTCTTTTGAATGTTCCCAAGCCTGCAGGCGATGCCACGGTTCCCGTTCGTGTTGAACGCATAGAAACTCAAGGAAACGCGGGCGTAGCAGCCAGAATAAACCTCGGCACGACCAAGAATCGGAGCCACGTTCATATCAACAATCTGTGGAGCAGTCAGAGAATTGGCATTCAAGAAGTAGGCGCCCTTGTAGGCTTCGTCGTCACGCTCAATATCTCCATCGCGCAGCGGGAGCTTGAGGGCTGCCTTGTTGGGTCGCTTGCCACCAAACTTCCCGATACCTGCTTCGATGGCTGCTTCCACGGCCTTCTCGATCGCGGTGATAGTGGCGGTGTCGGACTTGGGGATAATCAGGGAGACGGAGTACTTCGGTTTGCCTCCTTGGATGGAGTTCGGCTCCCAAATATGGGCGTAGCTGAGTCGTACTTCGCCGGTAACAATGCGAGTTGGGTTAGTAGCGGTTGTCATGTTTCTTTCTTCTTTCTTCTAGTTGTCGTTACTGAAATCGGTGGCCGCACTCACCAGGTCGAGCGCTGGCCGTTTATCGGACGCAGGAACCAACGTGGGTTTGCCTGCAGGTTTGGTGACGTACTCGCTGAGGATCTCGTTGAAGGCGGGTTTACCCATCAGCTTTTCCATGGCTGTGAGGGTGATGAGCTTGCGATCCCAGATGTCCCTATAGCCAGCAGCCTCAGCAGCCTTCGCAACATCGGTTTCGGAGGTGTATTTGCGTACCGACCGTCCGGCGACGAGCTTGAACCCCTCAAAGACCACCCCTTGATTGACGGCCTTGGACAGCGCGTAGGCTTCGACGTCCGACGCCCAGGTTTTGAGCTGCGGAATCCGTGTGAGCACGTCAGCAATCTCTACGTCCGTTAGTTCTGCTGGTGGGGCGAATTCGAGCTTGGCAAGTTGAAGATTGGCTTCGGCTCGTGCCCGACACGTGGGTGTGATCTTGCAGAACTGGCACCACGACCCTGGACAAAACTCGCCCTCGCCAGCCGCTGCCAGCTCAGCCTTCGGTTTCACGTCCGTTTCAGCCCAGTGTTCGAGCTCGGCGACGGAGGTTTCCCAGGTGTCGACGTTGCCCCGGCGAGGCTGGTAGATCGTGACCGCCACCGTCTCGATGTCATACAGGCTCCCGAACGCATGGAGCGCTCCGAGGGCGTAAAGCATGAGTTGCGGGTTCTGCTCGGCTTCAACCAACACGCCTTGCCCGTACTTCAGATCAATGATCTGGAGTGTGGGTTCAGCGATGATAACGGCGTCGCCGGTACCGAAACCGCCCGGCACGATGTGGGAGAAGTCGAGACGCTGCTCGATCAGCACCTGCGGATCACCACAGGTTTCCCGCGCGATTGAGATGTGTTCCTGGACAAAGGCGACGTAGTCGTCGGTCAGGTGTTCCATCTCGGTATCGATCCAGTCGGATTCCGGTTTGAAGGCTGGTGCCTGGTGGAGGGCGCGCCGCAGTTTCCACTCTGCGAGGGCGTGTGCTGCGGTGCCCTGTTCGGCAGCCGCCGACGAGGTATCCGGCTCGCGTGACTCCAGGACTGCGCTGGGTGGGCAGTTCAGCCAACGGTGCGCACCCGACGCCGAGAGCAGCGAGTGCTGGTCAGGCATCGGACAGCTCCTTCGCCTTGTCGAGCAGCCACGAGTATTTGGCCGGGTCGACCACCGACAACTTGTCTGCGCCGGTGGCGACGATCAGCTCACGTATCTGCTCGGTCAAGCCTTGGCTGGAGAGCCCGGCGAGCACCCCACGCACCTGCGCCAGCGACACCGGATCCGGCTCAGGTGCGGGTTCGGGTGACTGCTGGTGGGTGGCCTCGTACTCGGCGGCTGCTTGCTCAAGGTCGGGTTGGGCGAGCCCGGCGGCGGCGATCGGACGCGCACCAGGCATCTCGGCATGATCCTCAAATGAGCCCCACGCGGTCTCCTCGATCGCGGCCGCGAGCATGGTCACGCCTTCGGCGATCCGGTTGAGTGCCGCGATGTGCTTGTTCGCGTCGGTGACATTCACGCCGCATCACCGCCCTTGTGGGTGACGCCGACCGCGTCGGCCAGCGCCATCAGATCGTCGTCGGTTTCGGCGATGTCGATCTGTTTGACCGAGTTGCCGGGCACGACGATGGTGACGCGCTGCTTGCGGCCCAGGAGCTTGCGCATGATGCGTTCGCGCAGGGTGACTGTGCGGGTGCCGACGATCCCCGGATCATCGGGGATGTGCTTGGCGATATGGAGCTTGAGCCGATGCTGGGTCATCTCCTTCACCTGCCTTCCTTACTGGTGGGAGTGGCCCGGGTGGCTGCTCCCTTCACCCCACTGCCGACACCATCGGAAGTGTTAAATCGCGTCGCCTCCACCGCTGCGCGAAGGACCGCAGCTGCTTCCTTGAACAGTTGTGAGACCCGGGCTCGCGACAGGCCCAGGGCGCGGGCAACGTCAGACTGCTTCATGTCCGCGTCGGCGAGCATCAGCTCCATCACTTGTTTGTGCTTGCCCTCCAGGCCAGCGATCGCCTCCCGCAGCGCTTGGAATTCGCGGGCCTTCCGAGTGGTGTCTTCAGCGGCGATCAGTTGGTCTTCGGGCGACGCGGTGATATCCTCGACAACCGCAGATGGATCGTCGGACTTGTCAACAACGAATTCCGGTTCACGGTCGATCTCCATGAACCAGTCGAGCGACCACGGCGCGTTTTTCGGCACCCGGCAGCCACGGCGCGGACCGCACCCGGCACCGCAGCTGCACTTGCGAGCGCCGGGGCCACGATCACCCCGATAGGCCTCGTGGAAGACGGCCTCTTCCTGCCGAGCCAGTTCATCGAGAATCTGCTGCGGATACCTCGGCTTGATCTCATCGACCGGACGGCCTGCCTGTTCGGCGCGTTCACGCCGGTCGGTTTCCACCATCACGGCAAACTCACCAGAGTCGATCTCGTAGACGTCGGTGACGGATTCATGCTTGTTGTTGTCGGCTTCGTGCCTAAAGCGGATTGTGAGCGCAGCGTTGTTGTTCTGCGTTTCCTGCGCGTCCGTACGCTTGGACATTGGGGATCTCCTGTCGGATTGGGATCCGCAGGAGTCCGCAACGCCGCAGAAACGGCAAGACGGGCAGGTTCACGCGCCTCAAAGTCGAGGTGATGCGTGATCCTTGCCCGTCTAGCGGTTCTGCGGATCGAACTGTTTATGTCGGTATTCAGTTGTGTTTCAGTGGGTTATCGATAGTGCGGTTCAGGTAGGGGCCGTCGTTCGTGACATTGATGAAAGCCCCCGCAGTCGTCGAACCAGAGCCGGGAGAGGCATCCCTTATGGACGATCTCGATCTGCCTACGCTCTAGGTCGACACGGCAAATCGTTTTGCCTCCCGCGTTCTTTACTGTTTCCATAACACCTCCCATTCACTAGTTAGCTAAGTTGCTTACAAAATGGGTAAAAAAGAGAACCCGACTCGTAGCGAATGAATTACGCGGCGAGCTTCAGGTTCTTGATGCGGATTGCGGCAGCCTGCTTAGAAACCTCGAAAGTCCTAGCGAGTTCCCGGACAACACGGCGCTTGCGTCGCTCATCCAATGATCGCCAGCCTTCGGGGGCAAGCTCGGTGAATGCCTGCGAGAACGGGTCGCGGGGCATGAGCAGCGCAGCCCCGAGGTAGTTGGCTTGGAACTCGGCGCGGTCTACCTTGTTGTCGGCGCGAACGCCCTCCGAGGTAGTAGTGAACGGGCGATACCCTGTTCCTCCCTTGCACTTCATCCGAGGGTCTCGGTAGTAGATATGCCGATGCAGGAGGAGGTGAGCGCACTCATGGGCAATCGTGAAACGCAGTCGACTGTCCGGGGAGTCACGCAAGGCATCGTCGTCGATAACGATTGTTCGTTCTGGAAAAACGATGTCAACCCTTGCGCCGGTAGACTCGAAGACAGGGATGGACAGCTCCTGGAAGATCGACATTCCAAGCACGCTGCCGTCCGACGAAAGCCGCTGATAGTCCAGTGCCGCTCCCAGGTGAAACTCGGCGAAGCTGTCGACGTCGAGCGGGATAGGCGCCACCAGTTGAGCGCCACCGGCGAATTTCTCGAGCTCCTTCTCTGCGCGAGCCTCGAGTCGCTCCTTACTGAGGTATTTGGGGTCAAGGCTCACTGGTCAGCTTCCCCGCCTTCAATGATGTCGATGATGTCCCGCCACTGCTGGTCACTCAGGTCATGTTCTTTCGCCCGGCGAAGAGCGACGCGAGCCATGTCGGTTTGCATAATGTAGCCCGACAGGTCGGTAGACACCTGGTTCTCGCGAGTCAATGCTGCCAGGTCATACATCCGCTCCCTCTCGGAGCGGGAGAGTCGCAATGTCTCGGCGATGTCCCCCAGCTTGCCGTCCGGGGCAGCGCGGCGCCCTTTCTCGATGTCACTCAGGTATGGAGCGGTCACACCGATGGCGTCCGCGAATTTGCGCATGGTTAAGCCCTGCGTCTTCCTATGTGCTTCCAGGAAGGCACCGAAGCTCTCTGATTTGGTCATTGGAACAGCCTCCTCACGTCTGTTAGCAACTAAGCTAACACGTGAAGTTAACTGGTGCAAGTCTACGGATCAGGAGCCGTCTCGCTGGCTGTCCTCGTGCCGGGGTCGGTTGAGACGGTCGTGGATGAGCGGGAGCAGGATCGCGTCCACGTCGGCGCGGAAGGCTTTGTCCGACAGGTACTTCATGGAGAAGTCGTGATTCTGGGTCATCCGCGCCAGCATGACGTCGGGCATCTTCTCGTCGTAGATGATCTTGAACAGGTCGAGCGGATTATGGGCTCGCAGCTGGATCTCGTTGTCTTGGGCGAGGTCGTCGGCGACCTGTTCGAGCACTTTGTCCATGTTGGTGAACTCGGTGCCCCATCGTTCGTTGAGGGAGTCGAGGATCTTGGAGAGTCGCTCGCGGTCGTCTTCGGTGGGCATGCCCAGCTTGGGCGAGTTGTTCAACTCACCCACCTGGTCTTGTAGGTCGATGGAACCCTCGTAGACCGACTGGAGCCGGTAGTACTGCAAGGTGACCTCATCATCCAGGTGTGGGGCAGGGTCGCCGTCGATGTGGAGCTTGCGGGTCAGCAGCTTCGCGTATGCGGCGAACTTATGCAGCTGCTCGTCGTCGAAGCGGATGATGTGGGTCAAGAACTCGTAGTTGCGGTTGAACTTGTTGAACGCCGAGCGCACCTCGAGCTTTTCCTCATCGTCAAGCGCGTCGAAGCGGCCGACCGCAGGGTCGAGGTAGGCGTTGAGCCTGCCGAAGTCGAGGTTGGTCTGCTGCTTTTGCTCTCTGAAGAACACGGTCGCGAATCCGTCGATCTCTTCGTCTCGCCACAGCTGGTAGGAGGCGATCAGGTGGTAGAGGTCGTAGACGATGTTCGGGTCGGTTTCCTCGCTGATCGAGGTCGACACGTAATAGTCTTGGAACGCCGCCTGAATGTCGTCAGCGCTGTTGACGAAGTCCAACACGAACGTATCTGATTTGCCCGGGCACATCCGGTTGATCCGCGACAGGGTCTGCACGGCCTTGACCCCGTGGAGCTTCTTGTCCACATACATGGTCTGTAGCAGGGGCTGGTCGAATCCGGTCTGGTATTTCTCGGCCACCAACAGGATCTGGTACTCACCGGTGTCGAACCGATCGGGCAGCTCGGCTTCGGGGAAGCCGTTGAGTTGCTCCTCGGTGTAGTCCTGCCCATCGTCTTCGACGGTGCCGGAGAACGCCACCAGCACACCCAGGTCGGTGTAGCCCTTGGCTTTGATGTAGTTGGCGAACGCGAAGTAGTAGCGCACAGCGTGCAACCGGGAGCCGGTCACCAGCATTGCCTTGGCTTTGCCGCCGATCTTGTGCGCCACGTTGCTGCGGAAGTGCTCGATGATGATCTCGGCTTTTTGCCGCAGATTGTGCGGATGCAGGGCTAAGTATTTGCCCAGCGCCTTGTTGGCCTGCTTCTTGGCGTACTCCGGATCCTCAGCGGTGGCCTTACCAACCTTGTAGTACGTCTGGTAGGTGGTGTAATTTGCCAGCACGTCGAGGATGAATCCTTCCTCGATCGCCTGCTTCATCGAATACACATGGAACGGGCGCGGCGTGCCACCAGGAGTCGGGGTGCCGAAGATTTCGAGGGTCTTCTGCTTCGGGGTGGCCGTGAACGCGAAGAACGATAGGTTCGCCTGCCGTCCATGGGTCGCCATATCCGCCGCGATCTGTTCGTCAACCTCGAGCTCCTCGGCCTCTACCTGAGCCTCAGCTCGAGCGTAACGATCCAGCAGCTCTGCCTCGGACTCCTGACCCGCTTGGACAGTGTCAGCCAGCACCTGCTTGAGCCGCTCAGACGCCTGCCCGGTCTGCGACGAGTGTGCCTCATCCACAATCACCGCGAACCGCTTCCCAGCCGTCGCGATGTTGGACACGTCAACGAACGGGAACTTCTGCAACGTCGAAATGATGATCCGAGCACCCCGACCCAGCGCATCAGTGAGCTGGCGGGCGTTCTTATCAACCTTTACGACGACGCCTGCTGTGTGATCCATCGAAAACACCGTGTCTTGGAGCTGCTTATCCAACACGCGCCGGTCGGTGATCACGATGATCGAATCGAACACCACCCGCTGCTGGTCGTCGTGCAGATTCGATAAGTGGTGAGCGAGCCACGCGATCGTGTTCGACTTGCCCGAGCCCGCCGAATGCTGCACCAAATAGTTGTGCCCAGCACCGTTCGCCTTCGCGTCCGCGATGAGTTTGCGGACCGCATCGAGCTGGTGGAAGCGCGGGAAGATCACCTTGTCTTTCGACTTCGCCGGACGCCCCTCAGGGGTCTTGCCGGGCACGAACTGCACGAACCGGTGCAGAATGTCGAGCAACGAGTCTTTCGCAAGCACCTGCTCCCACAAGTAGGACGTCTTGAACTTGCCCTCCACCGGCGGATTACCAGCACCGTTGCTGAAACCACGGTTGAACGGCAGGAACACCGTATCTTGGCCGGCAAGTTTCGTAGTCATCCACACCTCATCGGTGTCAACCGCAAAGTGTACCACCGCGCGTTTACCCAGGGCGAAGAGCTTTTCCGACGGGGAACGGTCCATCTTGTACTGTCGGATCGCATCACGATAGGTCTGCCCAGTCAGCTGATTTTTCAACTCGAGTGTCACCACTGGGATGCCGTTCACCAACAGCACCGTGTCAACCGAGTTCTCGTTACGCGTTGAATACCGTAGCTGGCGCACGATGCTCATCTCGTTCGCCCAGTACTTTTCAGCAAGAACCTCATTCAAGTCGGTGCCGGGAGCGAAGTACACCAGCTTGAACCGAGCACCCACATCCTCAATGCCACGGCGCAGCACGTCGATCACACCACGCTGATCAAGCTGCGCAGCGACACGCTTCAGAAACTTCTGCTCCGCGTTACCCCGGTAAGTGCGTTCCAGTTTGGCCCATTGATCCGGTTGCGTTGTTTTCACGAACTCAATCAAGTCAGCTGGATACAGGCACAGCTCGCGATCAAAACCCTGCGGGTCACGCGTCTCAAACCGGTCAAAATCCGATCCCTGGGTAGTCAGCCAGTATTCGATCTCGGACTCAAACCTGCGCTCCGACGTATCCATCATGCCTCCTCACTAACGCGGACCTTGCCCGTCACCACATCGTTAATAACCTGCTTGCGATACCGCCT